TATTTTCTTTTAGTCCTGTTCGTGCAATCATCATGATAGGTAACATAATCATCCCGTTCTTATCTCGCAACGCTCCATCTTGTTGTGCACTTTTCCATCGTTCTGGATTTCCATATATGACTGGAACGGGTATTTGTTTACCTTGTTGTGACACCACTGGTTTTATATTATTTTGCAGATACCGTAATATTGCAGTATCTATTGTTTGTAATCCAATCTCAACTTGTTTACTCACTCCCGGTTCGTGTTTTGTATCAAACCCACGATTATATCTGTTACGTACTGTAGAATTGTTTACGTCAAATGTTGGACGGTTCATATATGCGTATCCTCAAGATTAATATTACTTTTACGAGTTAAGTGCGATTGGCATATAATGGCTTGATTATATTCTGGTCTACCGGCAATTAGTTGTGCCTCGTTAATATTATCAATTGTATAATAATTTTCATTATATTTGATGATATCTCCAACATCAGGATATACATTTACATCTTGTAATATTTGTCTTACAAACCTAAATTCAACGTTTTTTTGGGTAATATCATATCCAAATCCATCGTCAGTTGCTGCAGTCTTTTTTGGGTATTTAATTAATCCATTCAAACTAATGCCTTTGTAATATGTTTTTTCAGTTGATTCCCCGTATATGTTTACGTTGACTACATCATTTATTATTTTATATAATATGACTTCAACGTCAATAACATCAACTACGATTTCTCGGTTGATATGTTGAAAAAATTGATAATCTCTTGCAGAAACGAATCTTGGCATGTTATCCTATAAAAATTTGAGTAGGAACGTGTACAAAAATACTTTGCATTGCTTGTGCATTTTCCATCTGTTTTTTCAACTGTGCTTGCATACCAGTTTGTTCTAAGGTTTCACGAATTTCTTCTATCAATCCTTTCTTTTCTTCAGACGCTTCTCGGCGAAGTGTTTCTCCATCCATTCGTATTGTTGCGTCTGGTATTGGAATTTCTTGATATTTTGATCGTACGTTACCTAGTAATTCTTTTGCCAAAGCTAGTGTGTACCGATAAATCCACAACCGTCCAATGCTATTGATATTTTTATATTGAATGTTTTCATATGGAATATTAGATAAATCTGAAACCACACTATTTTCTGATCCCGATTGAATTACTCCGCCAATTCCATTATTAGACGATCCATTTTGTTTATCACCTACTACCATATAATCAAACCAAATAGTTGTATTTTTTGTAAATATGGGGGTAAATTTAACAACGTTATTGGATACACTAAAACTATATTGACTTTTACGAATCATATCATTCACTTCAATTGCTTGAATACGGAGTAAATCTTCGTATGCAGGCATCATCACGAATGTCACGGGCGGTGAATATCCATCAAATCCAAATTCACTCATCAAGTTAGTTAATCCAAGACCCGTCGTTGCAAATGGGTCATAGTAACGAGCAATGGCAGGTGGCATATAGTGATAGATACGACGAATTTCTATAGCAGACCCGCTTTCATATGGATCTGCCCACAATGACTTCAAATCATATGTTTGTTGATACGCAGACGCACTGATATATCCTCGTTTTATTGTAACATTTCCACCGCTTTCTGCTTCTGTTCCGTATTGAGCGGATAATTTAACCAATTGAGGTAGTGGCGTTGCTAATATATTTCTTTGAGTAATATTAATACTTGTGTTCATTCCCTGCAAAGCAAACATATGTTCACGTGCATTGAATTGATTTACCTGATTACTGTATGTTGTAATTGCTTCCTCTAAGCATGCATAAATTTGCTTATGTGTTAATTCTACATCAACGACAGGATATCCCAGTCGTCTAGCAACAAACGTGGCAACTTCTGGCGCTTCTTGTTGAAATTCCACATCCCCGTCATAAAAACCAAACGGAGTTGCATTAACAGGACTAATTCGTGTTTCTTCAAATATTATAGGTTCACGATTCTGCATACATGCCCTCTATTAGAGACATATATAAATATCAAATACCACATGTTAACCATGACTTATAGATAATAAAAAGGGTGGTCCGAAGACCACCCAATTTATTAACCACGTTACGAATTGTATTAGACTTGTGCAAGCTTGTCGATGTAGATCTTGCCGAAGAATTCTGGACGGACGATCTTCTTTGCGTAACGTGTCATCACACCACGGCGTGGCGTGAAGTTGTTTGGATCGTACACAAGTGGTGTCATGATCAATGGAATGTATGGGGCATAGACTGCACCAGTTTCCAAGAATTGTGAACCACGGAAGCCCATAAGAAGAACATTTTCCTTCATATATGGGTTCTTGTATACGGTGTAACGGTTTTGGAATGAACCAATCTTGGTTACACCAGCAGCAAATTCCATCTTGTCACCATCTGTTCCAGCTTGGAAGCCAGGGATGGTTTCGAGAATTGTTGCAACCGTTGGTGAAACCACTGCAAAGTTTGCACCACCACGCATTGTGAGTTGGTGGATACGGTTACTGACCTTTTGCATCTTCTGACCAAGTGTTTGGAACCAGGTCATGTTGGTCCATGCTGTTCCTGTGAAGGATGAAGCGGCAAATGCTGAACCGTTCCATGTTGAACCGATTTCTGCTGACCAGTATTCGGTTGTTTGTGCTGCATTGATCAACATGTCAAGAATTTCAAGGTCAATTTCTGTTGCAACATAGTCTGACAACATACTGGTCAATTCTGCTTCTGCATCAACTGAGTGGTATGCATTCAAGTCTTGTGCAAGTTCTGGTGACCATACCGCCTTCAACTTACGTGTCTTGGCAACGATGGTTTCACTCTTGAGTTCCAAATCAATTTGTGGAATGTTCAAATCAGTTGAACCATCACGATCTTCAAAATCACCACGTGTTGTATCGGTTGGTTGCTTGACCCATGTTACTGCTTGGAGAGGGGCAACACCACCGAATGAACTATTGACGATGAAGGTTACGTTTGTTCCATCATACTTGGTAAATTCAGGAAGAACCAATGCACCAAAATCAATTCCTGAACCACTTGGTACGAATGTACGTACTGCTAACCAATCAGCATTTGGTAATACACCTGCACTTACTGTGTATTTCTTCAATGAACCGGTTGCAACGTATGTATCGTTGAAATTTACATCAGCAAATGAAACCGATGCTGAAGTTACTGCAAGTGAACTTGTTGTTGCGTTGTTAATGGAGTATCCAAACCGTCCTGCACCATACAAACCACCCGCATCCGTGTTTCCAAATCCACCCCACGTTGAACTTGCAGCTGTTCCATAGAGTGATGTAGCAGACGTTTGTCCGTTACGTGTGTTGCCATACTTGAAATCCATGTAGAAAACAAGTCCGGCTGGGAGGTTCATTGGTTGAACTGAGACGAAGTTCTTACTTGCAATGCTTCCGAAAACCTTACGAACTAATGGAAGTGCAACACCTGCCCATTGTTCACCACTTGTTCCGGCTGAGTTTGTCTTACTGTTTTCTTGGAGAAGTTGCGTTGCTTGGTTTTCCAACATAACCGCCATACCTTGACGATCATATCCCTTCAACCCTTCCAAAAGACCTGAACGTTCCCACTTACCTGCTAATTTGCGGGTTTGATCAATGACGTGCTTATGTGCACTACCTGCTTCGTTGATAAATTCTTGTACATCTGACATAATGGTAAATCTCCTATAATATTAGATAATTCCTGCGAGTTCTTGTAAACGACGAGCTACCGTATTTTCAACGATAACTTCTTTCTTTGGTGCCGTTGTTGGAGTTGCCTTAGAGGCTAATCCTTCGGTAACAACTTTCTTGCGTGATGTGTTGAACGTCTTTGCTGCTGTTGCAAGATTTTCAACTAATGCTGTGTATACTAACTTCACTTCACGAACCGTTGTTGCACGATCAAATGATTCCACAATGCGAATCTTTTGTTCGTTGGTCAAAGAGTCCTTACGGAACATCTTGTTTGTGAAGAGTAACTTAGCATTTAATAAGTTAACTTCTTGTAAACGGCCTCGGAGAATATTGACTGCTTCCCGATATTGTGCCAATTCGTTCTTGAGTCCCGCAAGTTTAGCAGCCATTGCTTTTTTGGCGTCATGAGCATCTGGCTTTGCGCCCATTTCGTCTTCGTCGGCTTCAAGTTCTGCAAGAATTGCTTCAAGATCAAGTTCTTCTTCACCTTCTTCACCAGCTTCCATATCGTCTTCAACGACTGGTGCTTTGGCAAACTTTGATGGATCTGCATCTTGAGTTTCGTGTGAAACTTCATTTTTCTTCCATCCTTCCTTCTTCATTTCTTCCTCTGCTTCTGGAGCCTTTTCAGCTTCTGGAGCTTCTTCCTTCTCTTCTGCTTCGTCTTCGTGTTCTGCTTCTGAAAGACGTGCAATATCTTCTTCTAATTCCTTGATTACTTCGTCAAGGTCAAAATCACTTTCGGACCAATCATCGTACCAATCCGTGTGACTATCTTCTTTATTTTCACCACCGTCGCCAATTGCCGATGTGTCAAATGCATCATCAGATGGTTCCTTGTTATCGGAAGCGCCAACTGTTGATGAATCGGCTGGGAAGTCTGCACCTCCTTCTGCCTCAGCGTCTTGGTGTGGAAGTTCTTTTACTGATTCTTCTTTCACTTCTTCCTTTTCTTCCTCGCCTTCCATTGCTTCAACACGAAGACGACGGGCAATCATATCACGAATTTGTGGTGTAATTGCTTCTTCTAAAACGAGCTTTGCGTTCGCAACAGCAGTTTCACGAACTGCTTCTGCGTCGGCAATGGCTTCTTTTAAAAGCTTGTTGGTAATTTGTGCCATATTATGTTACTCCTATAAGGATTAGAAACAGATATTAGGATCTGTTATTAAAATGTAATAAAATACCACCAATATTAAAAAATTAGTGTTTTACTATTATAAATATATAGTTGGATTTTTAAAATATCAATTATCGTAATGTTTTTGTCGTGCCGCTCGTCTTTCTTCACGTTTTCTGCGGCGTAATGCTTCTTGGCGTTTAAAAATACGCTTCTTAGAGGGTTTTAAGAAATGTTCACGATTTCTGAGTTCTTGTATTAACTCTGACTTTTTTACCATTTTAGTAAACTGTTTTAATGCCTTTCCTAATTCATCCTTTCCTTCATTGACCTTTACGTACATGTAACCCCCTTAATACGTTAATATTTTATATGAAATTGCCACCATTTCAGTCAGTGGCTTTTGTAACAACATAGTTTTATTATGTTCATTTAACTTCTTGAGTACAGTTGTAAGCATTTGTGCAGTAAATGTATCTACCAATTCTCCCTTCACATAGGTTGGCGTTTTCGTATTCACAATTTCTTGTAATGTTTCGTGAACATATGTTGGTGAATTAAATACTTTTTTTACTTCATCAATACTAACACGAGAAGACGCAAACTTTTTTGCGTCCTCTGGTGAGATACTCTTGGCAATTTTTTTAATTTTATCGTTCACTTTATCAGAAGAAACTTTTCCCATCTGATACGCGTGAACTAGTCCAAATAGTTTTTGTTGTTGCTTACTAACTGCTGGCATGTGTTAATCCGTTTTCTTTTTACGGCCACGTGTCTTCTTAACCTTTTCTACTACCGTCTTTGCTACCTTCTTTGTCTTTTTAGCGACAATTTTAGCGTCGGCAACAGTGACTACTCCGTCTTTATTGACATCGGCAACTTTTTCAACTACCGTTTCAACTTTATCTTCTACTTTCTTTGCAGCAGTTGCAAGTTTATCTGCCAGTGGTTGATTCATATCTTTAATGACAAACCATGCAATAACACATGCAACGACAAGAACTACCGATAATAGTAACATATAATTCTCCTTATTTAACTTCGCTTAAGAAATCGTGAACCAATTTATCAATTGCATCATATGGTGTAACAATCTTAGACTGTACATTTTCGTTAATGAATGCCCCAATTGTTGAGGGATTACTTACAATATCAAAGCAAATTAGTGAGAAATCTTCTTGAACTTCTACCGTATTTTCTCCCATTTGGCGCACCGATCCCATACCTCTGGATGATACTCCGAGACGAATATTGTTCTTGATGAGTTCCCGTACAATATTACCGGTTGGTGTGGTCAAAATTTCAATGTCGCCTTTAACATCATCACCGTCCGTCCACAACCCCACCACGTTACAGCACACATTCTTGAGGTTGACGACGGGACTTTCAGGATGGTCCAGTTCACCTAATGCACGACGACTATCTACGAAGTTTTTCTTGTAAACTGCTGCCTCACGCATCAATACTTCTTTTGGATACACACGACCATTTTGATTTTTTGCATTAGCCCGTTGTAATACGACGTTTTTTAGGATGAAAGGTTTACTTCCATCTAACGCTTCCGTTAGAATGTTACGGTCATAATGTAATTCGGTATATTCACAGAGAAGTCCCATATTATCCTCGCATCTCACGAAGGCGACGAGCCATTTCCATGAGTCGTGCTTCTAATTTAGTCATTTGATGTTGTGTTCGTTTCCACAACGATTCGTTACTGATACCATATTCGTTTTTTAAACGTGTGTTGTAATGTAACGCCTTTTCCATTAACTTTAATTGTTTATTAATTGCGGAAATGGCTTCTCCAATCTTTTGATGTGGAAGTTTATTGGGATCGTTACGGTAAGTATAATAATTTTCGTTTAACTTATCACCTTTGCCCGTAGCTTCTGCGCCACGCTTAGTTAATGTATATCCAATACGTTTGGCCATTTGTTTGATGTGATCAGTATTTGCTTTCTTATCACCAACAAATGCTTTAGGTGTTAAATATCCCGCAACACCAGCAGTGGTACTGATTTCATTCAATTCTTGTTCAATTAATTCCCGAATCATTTCACGAAGTTTTTCTTCTCTATTCATATATTAACTCAACGAATCAAGTTGATGTGAAATTTCGTAGGCAATTAATAACGCAGTAATATAATTGTCTTTTATTGCGGTTTTTGTTTGAATATTTTGTAATTGAGAAGTGACTTCATTTATTTTAATTCTCGTAACGTCATTTTTAATTTTATGGGAATTTTTCTTGATTCGTTGAGTTAATTCTTTTGCTTCTTGAACAACGTACGTACCGAACTTTTCAAGGTCAGTCCCGTTATTAATATATTCACGTAATAATGCTTTCTGCTTATCACTGAAATTACTATATTTTTCGTTAAATCGTTCTAATAAGAATTTGTATGAAAGATACCGAATTTCTTCTGGTTGCTCTTTTAATGCCTCCGAATAGTTACTTTCCTTGACAATCTTTTCTTCTTTAATTTCACCCTTTAAGTGCTCCACAACAACAAACCGTGCGTTCACCATTTCGTCTATTTGCATAAACATAGATGGGTCAGAATCAGCACGGGTCATGGATTCAAATAGTTTATATACGGACGCATACACTTTATACGAAGGAACTCGTCCTGACATAAATTGCTTTAAGTCACAGTGTTGTTTGATTTCTTTAATTAACAAGAATTTTTGTACGTCCAACATTTTTTCATTTAATGTTTTACGTTTTGCCAATACTAAATCTAACATATCAAGTGCTTTTGTTTCTGATAATTTAGTGGCGTTAAAAAACGAACGGTATAATTGGAGTTCTTTTCCAAGTTCCGATTTTGAATGAAAATGTTCTCGCATAAGTCTAACCGCAAAGCTGTCAGATTTATTATCAAGGACATCTGAGGCTACTTTTCTTACCAATAGTTCAAAAAGAATGCCTGTATTACGTAGTTTATTATGTTTGATGTTCATATGTTATCCGTATTAGACGAGTAAACAACCACCATATATAAGTAAATATCTTGAAACATCATTAACCTTCTAATTTTTCATCACTTAGAATATTTTCGGAGATCATTTGTCTGTATTTACTCACTCCTTTTTTCTGTAGTACGTCCAAAAATGTCTTAGTTTCAGCAGAAAGTGTTCTTTTCATGGCTTTTTTATTTTCTTTATGTCCCAATGGATCACGTCCCAACGGATGTTTGTCGGTTCCAAACTTTAATCCTTCACGGGGACGACCTCCTTTGTTTTTCATCAACATTTCTTCCAATTCAGATTCATCATCTTCCATATCTTCTAGACTAGAAAGGATTTGATCTACGTCATCAATTTGTTGTTCTCCGTCTCCTTCTGGCGGTTGTTCTTCAGACGGAGTTTCTTCGGGAGGAAGTTCAGCTCCTTCCGGTGGCATTCCTCCGTCCATTCCAGGTTGCCCCGGCATTGGAGGTTGCATTGCCGCCTGTTGTTCCTGTTGACGTTTCATGTCTTCCATGATCTTTTCACGTTCCTTCACAATTTCTTCATCGGACATTTCCAGGATATTATTATATACCCAGTCTTGTGAGAGAAGAACTGCTTGACCACCGGTCATATCCTTGGCAAGAGCAAACTTTTCTTTCCAGATATTAATCTTTTCTTGTTCGTACAGCGTGGATGGATTGGTCAACGATAATTCAAAATTGATGAGTTTTTCGTCCGTGAACCCTTGAACATATAGATGGATAATAGCAATCTTCGTGAGTTCCGAAATCATAATCCGTTGGATACGTTCAATCGTACGAGCAAAACGAACATCTTGTGCCGCTAACGTTGCTTTACCGTTAATATCTTCTTCGTATCCAATAAATGACTTCGGTACTTTGAATGCAGCAAGGAGTTTCTTACGGAGATATTCAATATCTTCAATAGCATTAAATTGCAGACCTTGCATGGTTTCAATTTCTGTCCCACTGTCCTTACCACGTACCGGGAGGTAGAAATCTTCCGTAATATTCATCATGTTATAACGGAGATTGTAATCGCCCGTCTTTGGATCCACTAACGGAATCTTCTTCATTCGGTCAATAATCCGTTGCATGTAAGTTTCCACTTCAGCGGGTGGAATATTTCCGATATCAATCTTGAACTTCCGTTTGTCTGGTGCTCTCATGATACGATGAATTAACATTGCATCTTCCATGAGTTGAAGTTGTTTCCATACACGACGACCGCCTTCAATCATTGCTTTGCCATATGGAAGGAAGTTAGTATCGGCTAATAAACGGAAATGGGCAATTTCATAATTATCAAATTCTGTTTTTCCGAGAGCTAAGAAATCATTTTGAATAGTAAATCTAACGGAAAAAGGATTACCAGGTTCTTCACCTTCTACACGAATCGTTTCATACACGGAGAGTGGAATGGCGTTCACAATTCCGTATTCTGGATCAATGTCCAAGTACAAGAAGAAATCCCCATACTTTGCCATGTTACGAATCCACGGCCAAAGATTGAACTCGACGTTCAGAATATCGTAAAATAGGTTATGAAGAATTTCTTGAATTTGTGTGTCGTCGGTTTTAATTGTCAAAATACGACTAAATTCGTCCTTTACCGTACTTTCGTCTGCGTAAATATCTAAGATAGAGGCGACAATAGGATCATTATCCATCATGTCATAATCACGGAACAGTTGAAGTCTAGCCCCTTGAAACGCCGCAGCTGCTTCATAACGACCGTGGTGTGACCCATACCCGCCAGTGCCTGACTGGTATACACGATGATATCGGTCTACACCACGACGATTGACAAATGATTGGATTTGATCAGTATCGGCAATTCTTAATTTTTTTCCTCCAACGTTTCTTACAATGGTGTTAGTAGAAAAAAGTTTTTTAAGTCTTCCGAAAACACTAGTGTCTGCCATAAAACCTCACTTAATATGTTAATACTTCGTCAAGTGCTTTTACTACAGTCGCCGAATCAATTTTTTTATCTTCACATACTTTGACTACTTCTTCTTTTAATTCAGTGACTTTTGCCTTAAATGCTGCAGCTAAAATGGTCCATTCAACTAAACTACTCTCTGTTCTAATATAGGGGATGGTATTCATTTGGGAAGCCATCATATGAACTTCTGTGCACAATTCCATAAGTTTTTTTGATTGGGTATCTGTTAGTTCTGGGTACAATTTTTCCATGATGGCTTGAATTTTCATCAAGTTGACCCGACGTTCTGCGTTTTCCATCAATAAATCGGTAAGACGAATCATTTTATTTCTCCACATATTGTTTCAACTTTGTATAATAATCAGGAACCTCTCGGAGATGTGCGGCGGAAATCATCGCAGTTTTGATTAAACTCCCGTCCGTCACATCTTGGTGTTCCAGTTCTACATTCATACCCAAAACAAATTGGTTGAAGTCAAAATCATATCCCATATAATCATAGATACGTTTTGCTTCATCCGTACTAATATAAGTATCCCCACTCACATACGGAGTGTCTTTTTTGGTATCGGCCTCGGTCAATAAATCACGAAGTAAAATCATGTTAGAACGATGAACCCCCGCCGCCGCCACTGAACCCGCCTCCGCCGCCGAATCCGCTACCTCCAGAACTTGACGCTCGGGAACCTTTACGGCCCCGGCGCGTACCTAAAACAAATGCGGTAACTAAATCTCTTAAAAAAGATTTTATCTTACCTTTATCATTGGTACCAGTTTCAGCTGACTTTAGTTTATCAAGCGTAGGTTTTAGTTCCTTTGATAATTTTTTCATAGAACCATCATAATCTTTTACAAAATCATATCCTTTCAATGATTTCCCGTTTGCAAATGCGGCTGCAAATGTGTCGTGTGAAAATGATGCTAATTTTCCATCTGGATTTCTGGCCACGTATGGATTACCCGCTCCTTTTTCATATGTCACTTCGCCAGGAGGAAGTTTTCTATGTTTTATCTCTCGTTCAGAACCCATCACGGGGCCAATTGCTCTAATTGCTCTACTTGCGTAATTGTACTGACGTAATTCATCGTCAGTAGTAGATAATTTTGGTTTCCAGTTTTTCCATGCACCCGGACGTTTTTCGTTAGGTAAACCTTCAATGTCTCTAGTTGGTTGGTCTACTTCAGGGTCAAGTTCATCCTTTGGGACATCCACTAGTTTACCATCCACACTTTTGGCTACAAGTTTACCAGAAGCATCAGCGTAACGTCCCCAACCTATATGGTGAAGATTACGTTTTTTGGCTTCTTCACCCACGTCTTCCGATAGTAATAACGATGTTAAATTTACCATTTTCTGCAACTCCAATAACGAGCTTTTGTGCGTGGACCAGGGTTTGCACAATTATGACGTGCTCTAAATGACTTCCGACGAGCTGGATTAGACTTTTTAATTCTCATATTCGGATCACCAAAATTGACTTTCTTGACATTTCCCGACGATGGATCTTTTAGACGAATCATTGATCTTTCTCCTTATTGAGATGCTTCCGCATCTTTTTGACATCTTTGGGTTTTGGTGCTCCATTAATATAACCGCCGGGAAGACTTAATCCGATTCCTCCCGTTGGAGCACCATCTTCGGAAACTTTTTGTTTTTCTACGTGTTGTTTTAATTTCGTGTAATAGTCTGGAACTTCCCGTAAATGAGCAGCAGCTATCATTGCTGTTTTTACTAAACTCCCGTCCGTTACATCTTGGTGTTCTAATTCCGTGTTCATGCCCAAAACAAATTGGTTGAAGTCAAAGTCATATTCCATATAATCATAGATACGCTTTGCTTCTTCCTTACTAATATAAGTATCCCCACTCATGTAGGGAGTGTCTTTTTTAGTCTCTGCTTCGGTCAATAAATCACGGAGACGTATCATATTATTTTTTAAACCCCCACACATCCTTATTTTTTAATCTACCCGTGCTTCCCACTTCTACTCTATCTCCACGATTAACAAACAACGTTGATCCCAACTTATATACATCATTGTGTGCGGAAGAACCAAACTGACCTTTAATTTGACCGATTTTCTTGGCACCCGTAGAATCAATATATTGTTGTAGAGACTTTTGTACTACTTGGGGATCTTTTTCCTTTGCCGAGTCAAATTGTTGCCACTCACTGTTGGGCTCCACGGTTATCCAATCTTTATGTCGTGCTCCATCACCTCTAGACCAACTTTTAGGACTTGCTGATTTAACAGTCAATGGGACATATCCCTTGTCAAAGGCATCTTTATTACCTAGTCCTGCCGCAGAAATACTACGATATGTTGCGTTATACATTGATTGTCCGGCATCTTTTTTAAACGACCCCGGAGATTTTATAGTTGGTTGTTGAGAAGTTGCTGGGGTCTGAACTTTATTCATTGGCGTAGGTGTCGTCGTACCTGCGGTAGGATTAGTACCTACGGCGTTTGTTTTTGCAGGAGTCAGAACTCCGTTTTGTGTTGTGTGGGTAACTTTACCGTCCTTGCCCCAACGACCAAATTTCATGTAGGTCAATCCCATAGCTTTTGCTTTTTTGGCCGTTTCTGATTCTTCGTCAAGAATTTCTTGTATAAGTTGTGTTAGTGTTAGATCATTCATAGTAGTTTACCATTTTTTGCACGACCAAAATCTTGCTTTTGTTCGTGGACCAGGATTAGAACAATTGTGACGTGCTCTGAATGACTTGCGACGAGCAGGATTAGACTTTTTAATTCTCATAGTCTTATCGCCAAAATTAACCTTTTTGACATTGCCTGTCGAGGGGTCTTTGACAAATACTTTGAATTTTTTTACATCGCCGCGCATTGGTTTACCTAAAGGAACCTTGCGTCCTTGGTATTCGGCTTCTTCTAAGTATCCTGCTTTTTTGTTTTCTAAGATATACTTGGCAAGACATGCAGGACAAAATTCACCGTCATATATACAACTTTCGTCTAAGGGGACACAATTGGGAACCATCTTACCACCCTTTTCTTTCATTCCCACCTGCTTATATCCTTCCCAACAAGCTTCATTAATATTATCCATAGTATTAACTCTTTTTATATGTTGCGACCATCGTAGGTTTCCCGCCAGGATTTCCCGCTTTACGTTTACGAACAACTGCTGATCGTTTTTCACCCTTGCTCATTGCTGCCGCTGAACGAGCTGGACGACATTTCGGATATTTCGCAGAACCACCCTTCCGTTCCTTTTTACCCGCAGATGCGCCACACGGTGGATGCTTCCCACTTTTATCTTTACGAGAAATATCCACCCATTTTTGACGAAGCCATTTGCCCAAGTTACCCTTGGTTTTATATTTTTCGTCAAGTTCTTCTACTACGTCTTCCAACAATTCAGTGAGACTAATCATACAGATTTGGATTTTGTTGTGCCCCCACGCTTCCGTTTTTTACGACCAGCGCAATGAGCTCGTTGGGAAAACCCTTTGGGACTGCTGCAATTAATGGACTTTTTATATTTCTTTGTCCACTTTTCCAAAATAATATCAACTAATTTAATCACTTCTTTCCTTTCTTCCATCCACCACCCATACTTTTATATTTCTTAGCTGCCCAGAGATTGGCGTAAGCGGAAGGGTACACTTTGAATTTAGCACGAGCTGCGGCTTTTGCTTTTGCCCATTTATCAGGACTTGTTGGAACATTCTTTTCTAATAATGCTACCAACTCTTCAATTTTCTTTTTATGTGGGTCGGGATTGTGTGTTGAATACGTATCAAAATCTGGTTGGGGGGCACTAAACGTATCACCCGTGTATTCATTGGTAGTTTCTTCGCATCCACATCCTTCATCACACCGACAGATATCTTCGTAAAATTCTTTGTATTTCATTTTACTTGAGGAATTTAAGTTTATATAATGTACTGGATATCAATCCTGAAATTTCATCTACGGTATTATTCAATTCACCGTCTTGTGGAAGAGAACCGCGAATACCGTCCACAAACTTCTGCAAACCGCCAAAATATTTAATTGCCGTGTCGTCTTCAAAAATTTGACCTTGCATGACGTATCCACGAATAATCCCGTACCGACCTTGTGCCATTTCTGCATACGAATCAATCAAGTCAGTAATTTGACTATAATAATCATCTAACGCTTTATGTGCAGCAAATGATGGAGTTTGAAGATGAAAGATGTGTGCCTGAGTCCGACTTGACATCAAAGTGCCAAGAAACTTTGCAATCTGTTCCATATTATTCGCTCTTGTGGGATTTATATCCCTTGGACTTCATGTAATATGCAAGTGCCCAAGGGTTGTCAATTTCTTTATGTTTTTTCATTGCCTTGACAGTACCTTCCCAACCTTCTGGAGCCTTTTCGTTCATTGGTTCTTGTTCCAGTTGATCAGGTTGTGGTTGGTCAGGCGTATTGTACTCGTGATAATTATTTGCTGCTTGTTGAATGAAATTAGCGGCATTTGTGATATGATCTTGAATCCACGCAGGAATATCTTTTTCTTCTTGTCCTAATTTAGTTTTTAATTCATTAGCACTTTGAATAATAATATCTAATGAATTGTTTGCCATCGACACTTCATGGTCATTAGATGGCTGTGGATTATCGTCTTCAGTAATCGTTTCGTCAAGATCAGCACCCCACAAACCACGTTTGTCTCTTTCATATTCAAACTCGTCATCTGTACCAGGTCTAAAATTATATTTACTGGACTTTCTTGGTGGTGCAAATGTTCGTGCTGGACGTGCTTGTTGTGGATTCTTGGCACGTGCGTAAATTTGGTCTGCTGCACGACGAGCTGGAGATCCCTTTGGATACGTTTGTGGGCTACCGTAGATGGATTTTAATGTTGCTTCATGATCTTTTCCATCTTCGCCCTTCCACTTCACTATCGTTGCCATTAGTTGGTTACGGGCAGAATCTTCGTCAACGTTCTTGGAAATTGCATCACGACGATTCTTTAAATATTCGTCTGACTTATCCGTATCTCCATCATTATCAACATCACTATCTTCTTTTCCAACCGGATCCAACGCTTCTTCAATATCTACGGTACTTCGTAATGTTTTTATAGGACGTAAGTCCACTAATCCCATCATTCTAATCATATTTATTCTCCGCCCTTAATGGCGTTATGCGTTGCGGTTGCCCATAAATAATCTATCCATTCACTACCATATTGCTTTTTAAATTTTGCAACAATTTTTTTATTTTTCTTCATAGCTTTTCCTATCTTGTCTCTACGAAGAATTTGTGATCTATTCATTCTACGACGATTTTTTCTATCATATGGTTCTGGAACGGATTTTTCGTCAAGTACATGTTCGTTCATAAGACGTTCTTCGTGCAGTGTCTTATAAATTTCTTCCATAATAATTTCTTCTAATTCACTACGTTTCATACAAATCTCCGTAGAGTAGATAAAGTATATCAATATATAAATATAACTCTGTTTCCTAATACTACAAAATTATCCAATCAACCAACTGATATTTTCTGTCCGGTCGTCACCGATGGGCATTTCATAGGGATTTTCTTGTAATCCACCACGTTGTACGAAGGGAACAGTGTTATACGATGTTTTATCCAACGCCATTTTTGTCAATTCTATTCCTTCCATTCGTAATCGTAAGGCTGTATCACGAACCCATAGTCCAATACACAACGCCAACACTAAATCGTCATTATATCCCTGCAATGCTTCTGGACGACCGTTTTTCCAAATAAATGTTTCTAGTTCAGCAATCATCCGTCCAGACCGAATTGTAAACGAGTTATCCAACATATATTCTTTTAGTCGAGCGATGATTAATGGACGAGTGCGTTGGGAAATCATGAAGCCTGGTACCATGTTTCGTTCATCACGAGCATATCTACCCGTTACCTGATGTTCTACGTCTACATATTGTAAATCTCGTGACATGTAAAAAAGATTTCTGTATCCCCGATCAATAATTTGTTGAATACAGTTCCATCCAATAGAACTATTATCAGGTATTAATAGTGCATCATTGTATTCTGTGGCGATAGATACCAACATATTACCGAATTGTTTTGTTTCCACCTTTCCTTTGTATTCGGCAACTTGTACAGATTTTTCAACGTCAATAACATGGAAAGTAGAATAATCTTCGCCGTCACCTCGTGCAACGTCAGCACATACTACATACGATTTTCCAGCCAACGGATATTCCCAGATCCATAAGTTCCCATCAAATCCTTGTTTGGAGATGGGTTCTTGCACATAAGTCTTTTTATAAAACTCAATAATATCCGGCGGTATAACTGTGTTACCCGAGAAAATAAAGGATGCATCGTGTTCTTGAGATGCTTCCATTTCACCCATTAATTCTGTTTGACGATCACGCCATGCTTGATCACGTTCTGGATGGACCCGCCAATCTAGGAGAATGGGATTAAATCCATTTGATTTATTTTCTGCTTGTTGCCACATCTTATGAAAAAAATTACCAATGCCATTTGGGGTGGATAAAAGAATGGCTTTACCACCCGTAGATAACGTACTGGATGCAGCTGTCCAAATAATTTCTGCATCGTCAATGAATGCGGCCTCGTCAAGAATAAGGAGAGACAGTGCCTCAGAACGACCCGCATCTTTACTACTTGCCACTGCTTTAATTTGTGATCCGTTTGCGAACTGTAAGGAGAGTTTATTATCAGTAGTTACACTTCCCCGTAGCCACACAGGAAGATTTTGATGCATGAATCGTACTTTCGTTACCAAGTTCTTTGCAGTTTCTTGTTTGGTGGCAATAACGAGAATATTTTTGTCTCGGTGAAATAACAAGAGCCACAGTGAGTATCCAGCAACCAATGTAGAAATACCAATCTGCCGACCCTTGAGTACAATATTATAATCATGATTGTCAAAATCTTTCAGTGCATCTTTTTGGTAATGGTACAAATCAAACAACATCCGACCACGGGTTGGATGTTGAATGTAAGAATACTTAGACAAAAAATATGCAGGATTGGTTGCACATTTTTTGTATTCTTGTTTAATAATTTCTTTTAAATCTTGCGACATCTCATCTCCCTGCCAACCGATCTCCAATAATGACACCTGCTGCAAATGAAATCATACCAGCGGTCTTCTTACTAATCCATTGACGTGGTGGTTTTGGCATAGTAATCAATTTAGTAACAACTGTTTGTAAACTATCGCCACGCTGTGTTGCAATTGCTACGGCACTGTCTAACTTGGTGATTTTAAATTGTTGTGCCGTTATAACTTCTTTTTGTTGTCCGATAACCGATTCTGCGTTGGACACTTGTTCTTTTAAGTTATAAATAATTCCTTCTTGTATTGCTACCATTTGTGCTGTGTCTTTGGTTACCTCTAAACTATCCTCTAATCTGGAAAGGCTTCCCTTGAGAATAGATCGTTGCTTATTTGTAACATCTATAGTGACCGTCAATGATGCAATTTGTTTATCTTTTTGCTGTGATTCTGTTGTTAAGCGAATGACTATATTATTGGTGCTATCCGCAAATTGTTTTGCCGTGTTTGCTTCTTTTTGTAGTTTTGCAAATTCTTGTCTAAATTGATTAAGTTTGGAATCACTGTTACATTGACCAGTACTAAATGCAGCAACAACCAACACGCACGCCACTATTAGTTGTGTTGGTTGTGGCATCTTGGCAAAATCTTTTATCAATTTTCTAAATGCATCAATCACTTTGTCCATACATCATCTCCGCTTCACACTCTGCGAGGTGTTTTGTTAACTCTTCAATATCTTTTTGAAGATCCGTTTTTATTTTGTTTATATCAACATCCCATTTTTCTATCATGAGTATTTTTTCTTCATCCGCGTGGACAAAAGATGGAGCAGTTACCGTATCATGATAATCTTGTAATTCATTGATATGATCTTTTAGTGAAGCAACATAATTTTGTTGAAGTTTTTTTCGTTCGTATTCTTTCCATTTTCCCTGGCGACGGATTTCTGTTTCTTCCTTAATAACGCAGTCCATGCATTTGCCCTGTAACATCCAAAATTTTGTATCAAATCGGTGACTCATTGCTTTACTACACATAGGACAGAACCATGGCGTTTTTGCTCCGTCTAGTTTCGTAACGTTTTGCTTAATACCATTTTTAATCGTCCATTTCTTTCCATCCAAATCTTCCCACACATCACCTTCGTTTCGTTTTTCTGCCAATTCTGGGCGCCACCCGACGACGATACGTTCGTCGGTTTTTTTCATTACTTCATTAATTTTTCGTCGTACATTATTAATTGCTTCATGATCTGCCATAATAACCCCTTAGTCATTTCTGTTTTTTGGTATACCTGCTCGGTTGGAAATTCCTTTCATGTGTTGACGAATAAACGCCATTGCTGCTTTATGAGCAGGATGTAATCTATCATAATCCATTGCCGTATCCACTTTGACTTGATTACCCGTCTCAGGATTAGTGATACGCATCTGCATTAACTTTTTAAATAAATCTTTGTTTCCTGTCTTTTTCTTACCCGTCTTTTTTACGTCTCCCGACTTTCCAACTACATACGGGGATGGATATGGACTTGCTTGACCCAAAACTTTCACAGGCATTGTATGTCCAATTGCCGCAAGGACTGACAACCGAGTGTTTCCCCCCAATAAGTAGTATCCGTTGGTGTGCTTAATAATAATTGGCATGGCAATCGGCTTCTTATTTTTAATATCACTAAGTAATCCTTTTACGTCTTTTTCTTTACTAATAAGATTTTTTAATACTTTCATCTTATTTTCACCACGTAAGACCTCCCCAACATCACTATTTTCTAATGCTTGTAGTTCTTCCACTTCTAGTACTTCACTTGCCGCATTAGAAATTAATTTTTTTAATTCATCTGCTGAATCTGCTAAATCTGGAAATGCTTCAAATGTTCGTTCATTATTAAAATATTCGTCTTTTTCATATTCCAAATCTTCATCGGTATATTCACGGATGTGTGTATATACCTTAAGTTTTTTTGGTGCTTTTCCTTCGGATAATATTTCATTTTTTTCCGCCATTGCTTGTTGTACCATACGTTCAGCCGCCTTTCGTACAGGTTCATCTTCTGGGTACTTTAATGCAGTTGCCACCAAGATATCCCGACCCGTTTTTGGATTACGAACTTTTTGCCCTAGTACAGATTTAGCACGACCAAGTGCTTTTTCGTCAGGTTTTTTTCCACGTCCTTTTTTTGGCGTAGTTTCTGGTTCTGTGGTAGGTTTCTCTGGTTTACCGTGCATATCCGTTAATTTACGTGCCTCTTCTGCATCCGACGTTTTTTTGACTACTTTATCAAAAATGTTCTTGTCAAACTTACCATATATTTTAATAAAAATTTCTTGTTTTGCTCTATCCGTAATAGCTGGATCACCCATAACTGCACGAAGTTGTGTACCACTAATTTCTTTTCCATTAACTTCCAGATTTGGTGGGGGTCCAATCCACACATATCCTGCTTGTTTGTACCCTAACATTTTTTCATTTGGATCATATTTTTGGAAGTATTTACCACCCAATCGTTGCGCATCTTTCTCACCCACTGCAAATATTACAGGAGTTCCTTCGGGTAATCCTTTTGTTACTTCTATTGGATTGTATGGATTTTTTACTTGAATAATACGATCTTCTGGAATATCAAACATACTTGTCATGATTTCCTGTTTGTCACTGAACCCAAATGGTGACGTAATACTATCTTGCTTGTCTGAACTCACTACATACACGTTTTCCCTTCCAAACTTTTCAACCAATGCTTCATACGTCACATGATGTCCCGCATGATATGGCTGAAAACGTCCTGGATAGATGGCAATTGGTTTAGGTGGTTGTACGGGAGTTTCTGGCTGTACAGGTTCGTCTTGTGCTTTTTCTGGCGGTGCTTCGGTCTTTTGCGGCTCTGTTGATGAAGCCTCTGGTTTTTCAGGAGCTCTGTCATATTTCATTGTTCCAATAATTTGATTTACCGGAGCAAATGCACCTGTTAATTTATACGGATTACCATTATATGTGAATATTAATCCTTCACTTGGTACCACGTTATCAATACCAAGTTCTTTTAATCTAGCTAGTTCATATTCTAATTTCTGTAATTTTCCAGGACCACCCGCTTGTTGTATACCACGTATACTATCTACAAATTGTTTTTTCAATTCTTCTGCCATTGCAGGATTATTTGCCGATAGAAACTCTACAACACGTTTTAATGCATATACACCTGCGGTTAAAAATACTTGCTCAACAGGTTTCACGGATTGTTTTAGCATTGGTGTTAGATCATTCTTTTCAAATTCTCTAAACCATTCTTTCTTTTCATCGGATAGATTTTTTACTCCAAACTTTTTATCGTTATCAATCCAACGAGCAATAAGTCCAGCACGTTCTTGATTGGTGAACTTAAATCCTTGTTGACTTTCTATTTCGGTTAATTGTTCGTTCCACCATTCTTCCAAATAATCGTGTAACGTAGCAGATGGTTTTAAATTATATTGCGCACGAAGATCTTCTAATTTTTGTGATAATCGAGTGTATACTTGCTGCATTTCTTCAGTGACTTGATCCGAAATAGCAACTGTTCGTGGACCCGAAATACCAAACGTACGTTGTTTATCTGCGTTTGCTTTAGTTACGGCATTAGCAATAATTTGTCCATTTTCAGTGTTTTGAACACCGACTTTTTCGCCATCATCATCATGTTCCAATGTACCATGAAATACCAACACCGTCTTGTCATATGGAATTACGTTACGAGTGCCCGGGTAAATAATTTCGGTACTCATCACTCGTCTACCGTCTCCAAATACTTGTTCAATTTCTTCAGGTGACAGTTTACTCATTGCCACTTCAATATCTTCTGCTGCTTTAGCAAATGCATCGGAGATTTCCCCACGACCTGCAAACATTTTGGCTAATTCTTCTGCTGATAGTGCTTTTTCTGCACGATTTTTTACATGTCCTTTGTTTCGTGCAAATACAACCTTTCCATCACGAACAGTGAACGCAATATTTTGACCGTCCATTTTTTCTACGACCGGTCCTTCCTTTTCTAAATTACCCACTAACGACCGACTAATCATTTCATCAAAGTCATCAAACGATAAATCTGTGTCTTCAAATGGATGTGCTAGATGTCCATGTGCACCACCTTCCATCAACAATCCTTCGGTCATGAATATACGAGGATTACTTTGACCATATTGACGGAGTAGAATTCCTGCAATTGCGTTTGCGTTATTTTCTATGGGAGATCCCGTTGCACCATCAATCATTGGGTTGGTAATCAATCCCAATTCGTCTTGTTTTCTATGTGCTAATTCGTGGGCAAGTGTCCGTAAAATATCTGCTAGTAATCTTCCTTCTACGACTACATTGATTTGCTTCGTCATGGGATCATAATATCCCAAACTCGTCATATGGTCAGATGATGGGATAATAGTAACGGTAGGAAGAGTTTGTAATTGAAGTTTTTGTACGGCAAAATTCACAAACTCTTGAATCGTACTAGAAATGACATCTGGTGAGTATTCTTCATTCACCTTATCCCGTCCATGATCTTTTTTAGCCAATCGTGCCCCACCGTTTTGTGGTCCGTTCGGATGGTGCACGTCATGGTTCTTCATCTTTTCTTTACCATGTTTTTTGATAGCCTTTGCCCGGTCCCGATTACGAGCAACACGATCCTTGACCGTATCTTTCAAATATTTACGGACCTTTTCGGGATGTCTTTTATAATATCTTCTAACTCGTTCCGTACTGGATTTTTCTTCTTCTATCGGGTCTAAATCCGCAAATCGACGAGTTAACGTTTCTTTATCTTCTGGGTCTTGTTTCTTTTTAAACGTTCCCGTGAACCCGTTTAAGGCATAGTCTGGAGAATCGTAGGGATTGTGTTCTTCCCCCAATCCAGACGCCATAGGGGAGCCAGAGACAGCATAAATCCAGTGCATGGGGTACACCTTCTCCCCATGTTTGAACGCTTTTTTACATTTTTTACGGACGGTTGCGGCACTATCGTTTGGTCCCACAATGCACGATTCGTCCAACCCCCGTTCTGTTATCCACCAATTATATTGATTATGAATTTCCGTTAGGGACTGTGCCGCTAAGAACTTTAAATCAACGGAAACTTCTTTATGTAAAATGTACCGCAGCGCATTAATATGGGCTCGGTTAGTTGACGGGAGTTGGAGCGCTTCGTATAATAATGATTCAATATTCATAAATGATATTGGGTAAATATTTGAACTTCTTATAAATATCTACCCAATAGTCAAATATGTTTAATCGTGAAGGATTGGTTGGAGTGCTGCCAATGCATTTGGTGAGATTTCCAATGTATCTGGGAAGTCGTTGATGGATAAACTGACGTTTTCCACTTCAGTTTCAATACTGAGTAATTCTGTTAATTCTTGATTAAGTAATATCACATTTTCTTTTGCTACTTGCATTGTACCCTCAATTGGTAATCCATTTTCTCCTACAGCAGGAACAATCTTTCCTTCTTCGTCCTTCACCGCATACTTGGCACGTACCTCAACCATCGTCTTTTCCAATGACTCAACAAACGGGGTCAACGCACCGCGTGCAGTAGAAATCTTCCATGCTAATTTTGCTGCGAACTTTTCATTACCTAGTGAGTTTAGACCCGTAAATACATTTAAAATTTGTTCATTCCGTAACTTCATAAAACCTCCGTAAAATTAAGAGTTGTACGTCTATATATATAACTCATCATGTCTAACAATAAAAAATCACGGTGCGTTGTTTATTTTGTCTTGTAAATCTTTTTTAATTTGTTCAAACGGTGCGTCCCAATTACCATAAGTTGATTGTCTATACAATTTTACACTATCATACCACGACGTACAATTTCCAGGCAAGGCCCACGGATAATACGGTAATATTGGAACAATAATCCATGTTTCTATACCAAGAGCGGCAGAGCAATGTGCAACTGATGTATCCGAGGTAATCACCAAATCCAGTCCCGCTAAAACACGTGCCGTATCTTCCCACGTCTTCATTTTATGACGTAAATCAGTAAATGATACGTCAAATAAGTCATGATCTCTTTGTAACGAGTAAAAGGTAACCCCTGGGATATCTGCCAAATCTAACATTAATTTGGGATCAAACCTTCTATGTTGTTGATGTTCAAATTCTGGATTTCCCGACCAACGGAGTCCTACTTTAAATTGTCCATTTAATTTTTTAGGTTTTACTTTTAAATATAGAAAAGAATTCTATTAATCTATGAAACAAAATCATACGGGTGGTATGTTAATTGCTGCAGTAAGGAAACTGTATGTTCCTGTTGTTTCAACCGTAACATTCTCTTGAAATTCTTCGTTATACACTTCATTGTAAAAAACCATATTACTAGTACTTCCCCCATTAGATGCCTGTGCTACATAACTATAAATTATGTTGTTATTAGTAGTTATTGGTGCTTTAAATCCGGTAGTAATATTTGGACTGTATGCGTATCCTTGATAAAAATTAAGATCGGTTAAACCAATCACTAACCCCCATCGAGCCCCGCCATATGTTCCAGATAATCCAGATACTGCAAAGTTTCCGTCCATTGAAGTTGTTCTTGTATTAATTACTTGGTTAACATTTGGAGTTCCTACGTTTCTAAACACATAATACCCAGCACCGCTAAAACCACCCGCTGGTGCTGGGAATGTTTCGTTTTGTTCTGTTATAAACCCATATATGACATTAATCCAAAGAGACACGTACCACGGATATTCGGGTAATGAAGTATAATGTTGTAAATCTATAGCACCGGGTAAATATTGAAAATTCGGATTATTCATATTAAATGCCGCACTTCCACCGTAAGACCTAACTACATAACCAATAACCAAGTCTCCAGGTTGACGTTGTAAACCAAAACCGTCGCCTGTCCAGGTTTCCGTAAATCCGACATACACTTTATTTTCAAAGGCTTTTCCCCAAAAATTGTTTAGACTAATTTGACCGGAAGGAACTCCTGCGAGTGAACGAAGTCCCCCGTCATTTAGTGAAACTTGTGCAGTTGCACTTTGTCCTAACTCCAAATTAATAGATTGTCCAGTAGTAGATCCACCCATACTAATTTGTCCTGAACTATTTAGTGTCATATAACATCTAGTTTACTAATTGTTTTTTTTAATTCTTCAATTTGTAGTTGTTGTTCCTTGATTGCTTGGATCAATAACGGGACCACTTTTTCATAACGAACTCCGAGATATCCGTCTATTTTTTCTGCTACAACTTCGGGTAGAACGTCTTGAATTTCTTGAGCAATTACACCGACATCATGGCGTCGGATAAAATATCCATCTTCTCCACCATGTGTTTTAATATATTCATCGGTCCAGTCAAATTCCACGCCACTGATTTTGGAAAGTTTATCCAACGCATTAGTCAATAGACTGATATTTTTCTTTAATCTTCTATCCGAAGAGTAGTATGCCGTGATATTGCCAGTTGCTACGATATCACCAACCACATGAAGTTTTGCAGCTGGGCTTGTTGTACCAATTCCCAAATTACCGCTTGCATCCATGTATGCTTTTATTGATCCGGCTATGGCAAAGTTTATAACAGATCCACCAAAATACATAGGCTGATAACTTGCCACTCCAGTGTTATCTACCGCTTCAACATATCCATAGCTACCATCGGCTCCTAATCGTACGCCCTTTGAACTACCGGCAACAAGCGCAATCTTTGCAGAATTTGATCCATTTATGGTTAATCCAGCAAATGTTGGACTATTACCAGTTCCCACACTTTGATTAATGGTGTATGCAGTAATATTTGCTGCGTTGCCAGAAATACTAATTCCCCATGTTCCGGATGCACCTGTGCCGGTTGGTGATGGCGCAATACGTGGAACTACCGTATCAAAATTCGTGTATCCAGACGTTGAACTTACTTGTTGTATAGTCCACCCGCTTCCATATGTCTCGGCACCACTATTATATCCGAGCCATAAATCACGGGCCATGATAATTGCATAACTTGCCCCAAAATGACTCAATATAAATGCGGTATTTCCTGTGCTACTATTTCGTGCAATTTGTATTGTAGGACGTATATCGGGATTCGTAGACGTATATTCCCATCCCTGAAATCCACCGTTGCTTTCTGCATTCCAGTAACCGCCCAGTTTAATTTGTGTTTTTGCATTGGTTGAACCATAGTCTTCAAACCAATCAATCGTAAACCCACCCATCATGTAACTGTCTTGTGGAACACCCGTGTCAATGATGGTGTATGTTTCTGCTCCACCACTATCGGATCCTGCAACCAACACACCATCCCATGTACGAACTAGATTATTAGTTGTTCCCGTATACGATTGGAATGACCGATAAATGCGACCCGTGCGAACCGTATTGTCTGATGCATCCAGTGTAAATGAAGGACTGGTGTTACCAATCCCAAGTCTTCCGGTATTTGTCAAACGCATTTTTTCGGAACCATTTATTAAAAATATCATGGGGTACGTATTAGAAGTATACAAAATATTTGCATATGCATCAACACCAAATGCACTACCCGCAGAATTTTCTTTTCCTATATAAAATTGTCCACCGTTATTTGAAAAGTATTGATATGCTGCGCTGGTGTTGCCCGTGCTTATATATAAACCAGCAAACGTTGGTGTGTTACCCGATCCTACATTTTGATTAATGGTATATGCGGTAATGTTTCCCGCAGTATCTGCAACTCTCGCAGAATCTACTCGTACTCCGTATGTATCCGATCCATTCCATCCCATCAATGTGGGATAATTTCCGGTCCAAGCGTATGTAGAATTTGTATTGTTTATAGCAGTTCCGTTCGGAGCAGTACCTGCAGATGCATCAATTATGGTGTGGCCGTTACCATAATTTTTCCATGCTAACTGTCCAACCACCGCACTTATCGTTCCATTAGTACTCCAGTTCGTTCTATCGGTTGATAAGTTTACCGCAGTTGTTGCGGTTGACGCATTGCCAGCAATATTCATGGACTGGCCACTAATAAATGCAGCTACTTTTGCAGCAGTTGCAGAACGATGATAATTATCTCCAAACTTTGCCATGATATATGTGATAGTACCAGAACTCACATCATCCGAGGTATTATTATAACTTGCAAAGTTGTATCGGTTTGTTAAATCCCCATTTGCATCACGCAATGCTATGGTATTTCCTGTTGCAGAAGTTGCTGAACTATATCCGTCTAATAAATCAGCGTCTAGTCCAGAACCTGCTCCGTCGTTATTATTGGTCCAAACATATGCAGCAGTTCTACTAGTTTCAACCGTATCAAAACTGGTAACTCGTGTGATTGTCCATCCCGTTGCCCAACTTGTATCATATGCATTATAACCCATTTGAAAATCCGTGACAAACACTTGTGGATAATACCACGAAGAATTCGTTTCACCGATCCAAATACAATCACTCGTTCCATCATATCCAAATCTAACTGTATAGTTTCCTCCGATGTCAGTTATATTTGTTGCAAATACGTTGTACCAACCTCCTCCTCCATAATTGTATCCCCCAATTAAAAATGTGTGTGACGTACCAGTACTATATTGATAGATTTGTACTGTCATACGCATCATAGTGGACGAATTATTTTTTGCAACGGGAAGTTTGATCTTAAATGCACCTACTTCGGTACCGGCCGAACTTACGTAATATGCTCCACCAGGATTTACTATACGTGTTGAATCGCTATCTATTAATGATGGGGATCGTATAACACCACTAACGTCTAGTTTTACTCCAGGACTTGTAGTTCCGATGCCAACATATCCAGAAGAACTAATATACATTCCCGAATTACTAGAGTTTCCGTACTGAAAATTCCAGGCAGTTGGATATTGTGCGCCACCATCTAGTGTAATAACTCCCGACAATCCACGCAATCCATATGTATTGGAATTGTTAGTATCTTTAAAAATGACATAACCTTGGGTTTTAATATTACCATTTACTTCCAGTTTTTCTCCTGGGCTGGTTGTTCCAATTCCAACATTACCACTTTTTTCTATCAGTAGTCTAACATCACCACCTGCTCCATTATTTTCATTACCAATTACAAAATCACCAGTGTGACCCCATCCTGCATGTCCAACTACCCACGCGTCATTCGTATCCGTTCCCGCGACATCTGTGAAAAACGCCATTGCTGATTCACCGTTTGCACTCGTTGGTGTTATACGGATAGTGCCATATCCAACTGTTCCTGCTACATGAAGTGTTGACTGTGGACTGGTTGTTGCTATACCGACCTTTCCCGATGAATTGATGTACATTCGGGTGGTCCCGTTTGTTTGTAAATTAATTATACCATGTGTCCAATTGGCATCATTTTTACTTTGTTGGCCTATGATGAGTTCACCGGTAGCTGCTCCTGTTGTGCCTGGTGTGTATTTGAAACTCATTGATCTATCCCAATCCCAACTCGTTCCTAATACAAATTCGTTGTACGTAGTATTACTAATAGTCCACAAAGTACCATTACTATACCCGAGCAAATCATATCCGTATAATCTAATTATACCAGTATCCGGTGTAAGTCGTACGGCAACGTTGCCGCTTCCTGCTCCAGCAATATCTAATTTATATGATGGACTTGAGGTACCTATGCCGAAATTAACATTCGCACTAGTGTATATTGTTTGATTGGCTCCGTGTAAAAATAGTTGAGTATACGTTCCCGACCCATTTGAATTTTGAATACGCAGAATTCTATTTCCCGAAGTAGTTCCAACTTGCTCTAAATAAAATCCACCGCCATCAGTACCACCTTGCAAATATTGTCCAGCAGAACCTTCTAGTATTGCAATATTTGAAGTCGTTCCAGTATATACGTGAAGTTTTGTTGAAGGACTTATTGTTCCAATACCGACATTACCAGAACTTCCACTTTGAATGACCATCGTTGGAGATAAATAATCTTGTCCGATGTAGTAATAAGTTAACGCATTTACTCCACCGTAAAACCCAAACCCACCACGGTCAGTTCCGGAAGAACCCTTTATATGATGTCCAAATGCCCAACCACCGGTATTACCTTGAGAATATATCATTCCTCCGGTTTCTATCACCGTTGGTCTACTTCCACCATCTGCAAGTCGCACTCCTCCATTTACATCTAATTTATATGATGGACTTGTTGTACCGATACCAACTCTACCAGATCCATCAATAATCATTTCAATATTACCCGCAGAATCTCTAAAATTCATCGCGGTAGACGCATTTAATTTTCTAATATCCGTATTTGTCCAGAACGTTGACGCAATTACTCCCGTCGTTGTTTGTATATTTCCAACCACATATAATGGTGTAAGAGGATTAGTAGAACCAATTCCAACATATCCAAGTTTACCAGAACGTCCTCCAACAAAGAGTGCATCATTCGTCCATGTTCCATTATACAATACGTCCCATGATACCCCTAGACCGTCTCCATAATCTTTGGTCATGATACGTGAACCGTATCTCCATCCACTACTGCCATCTGATGTTTCCGATCCTGCTAGAATAATTCCGCCTGCATCACGAGTCCACGATGATGGCACTTGAGAGTATGCTGGTGGGATTGCAATACTGGCAGCAGTGGATAATTGTAATCTGTGGAGTGGGTTTGTGGTTCCGATACCAACGTTACCGACACTGTTAAGACGCATATAGTCTGTACCACCACCACGATTCCGCCATTGATGAACTGAATTATCGTAATAGTTCGTAGGATCGGTGGCATTACCTAAATAAATTGCAGTATTCCCGGCGGGTTCGTATATTTGATTGTAATTTCCAGATTTTACTGCGAATGGGAATCCAGATAACCCAATCGTTCCTGAAACGTCCAATTTATATGATGGACTTGTGGTACCAATACCGACGTTGTTAGACGCATTAATCGTCACTACATTTGCTTCTGTACCAGATCCATAGTTACTAATGAAGAATGCTCCCGTACTTCCCTTTCTTCCAATATTCCAAATACCTGCATCAAACGTATCATAATATCCGAAATCAATAACCGAATCATATCCATTGCCACCTGCGGTAATATCCAGTCGTGCCGCCACTGATGAATTTGAGTTTGCCCCAATAATTGCATTTCCAATAACTTGTAATTTTTGTGCAGGGCTTGTAGTACCGATGCCGACATTACCGTCATACCGAAGCGATAAAACTGCTACATCGGTTGCAGTTCCATTTCTAACATAAAATACATGCCCGGTAGTATCTGACGTACTATCTGCAACTGCTAAATATTTTGTTGTTCTATCCGAAGCACTGAACACATTGTCTATCGTAATTCCAAGTGACCCTGCTCCACCGGCTCTTCGTACTTGCAGCGGGTAACTTGGACTTGTGGTTCCAATACCGACATTACCACTAGAGTCAATGACCGCTCGTGTCGTATTATTAGTGCCAAACACAATAGAGTATGCTCCCGCATGCCACATATTTAATGTATACGCACCACCCAATCCACCAGAACTATTATCTAACCCAACGTATGCATTACCCGCATTATTGGCATATCTAATTAACGCATTGTTTGTTAACGTTGAAGGAGCAATTCTAATGTTTGCAGTTGCTCCGCCCAGTTCAAGGGAGTAGCTTGGACTTGTGGTACCTATGCCCACCTTCCCACCAAAATATGCTCGTTTGGTAGCAGTCGTTTGATCATTTCCAGCATGTAAGAAAAAGTCTACAACGTTATTTTCATCTTCGACATATATTGGATATACATCGTCTGTAGTATCGTTACTGTAATCGGCGATGAGAAACATTACCGATGCACTGGTATTATACAGTTGATTGTATGCTCCACCTATCACTACGTTTTTTTGGTGAGCGGCAATTGCACTACCTACCGTTCCTCCTGTATAACCGTTTACAGTTAACTTGCCAACGGGACTTGATGTACCAATGCCAACATTCGTTCCATTATCATAAATTTGTGAATCCCCAACATGTTCTGCGTTGACCGACTTCAACAAATAGTTGTTGGTTAAATTCGTTTCGTTTCCAATATTATTATAGGTTTGTGGACCCATCAATAACACGGAGGATGTCGGTGATGTTTGATTTTGGTGTACAAATATCCATTGATCATTTATTGAATCAAATAGTAATGATCCACTACGTTGTGGTGATGATCCCGAATCAATGACCGCCAATCCACCAAATTGTACAGTTGGATTTTGAACGTTAACGGTAATGATGTTCGTTCCAACATTTAATTGCGATGAACTAATATATGTTATGGACTGTGATGCAGCAGTTACTAGACCCGAGACCGTTAGGTTACCGTCAACTGTTACATTTCCAGATGAGGAGATTGTACCTTGTACATGTAGGGTTGCGGTAGGTGTGGTAGTTCCTATACCAACATGTCCATTTGTAGTTATGGTAAGCTTTTCTACGCCAGACGGTGCTAAAATATTACCACTGTTAGATGACGTAAAGTATGAAATATCAAACCTATTTCCTAAACCAGGTCCTTTCTGATCCAACATCCAATGCTTATTTACCGTTGATGAAGATACGGTTGATAGTACAAATTTAGATGCGTGATTACCACTATCATCGGAAATAACTTGCATCTGTGCTTCTTGCGCTTCAAACAAGAATGCGCCTTGGTTATTATAATGTGCGTTTACTAACGATCCGGTAACTACGTGTAATTTACCTTGCGGTGTAACTGTGCCGATACCGACGTTTCCATTAACTAATAGATTATCGGTTGTTGAAACTGATCCGGTGAATCGTGCGGGTCCAATATTAATTAAAGTACCGGATCCAGTAATTGTTAATGATCCAGTAATACCAAGTGATCCCGAAATCATGGCACTACCCGTGTACGGAAACCCATTCACTGCATATTTATCAGATCCCGTAACATACAACGGCGTAGAGATTGTAGTTGTCCCTGCCGTATTATTATTGATGTCTAGATATTCTGCTCTAAATTGTAAAATTGTATTTTGGTAATTAACAATTGGAATCAAAATATCAATTTCATCAGGACTAAAATATGGTTCCTGTGCAGTCTTTACAGACACATTTGCAATATTCCAGTATCCACCGTATACGACAAATCGGAGTCCAAACTCACCGGTACTTAATATTTGTGGTGTAAAGTTAAATTCTACAGTTTCAAAATTTTGTCTTAAAAATCCAGTTTTTGGTGTTAAGGTACCAATTAATTGTCCACGTTTATCCGCAGTTAGTACTACACCCGTAGAGTTTTCTTGTTGTACCAGATATACTTCCATTGAATAATCTGCTTGGTCTACTTCTAATGATGCTGAAGTTTTTGTAATAAACGCATCAAACGCAAGTGTATATTCTGTACGTGGGAATAAAGTCAACGAATTTTCCGTTCTATTCCCAATAAAATATGAAACATTGTTTAAATATGTACTTGCCGATATTAACGGTGTTGCATTTATTGAATCAAGTAAATCTACACAACACTGCGTTATAATTGAATTGCTAGTTATTAGTGACGATGAGTTGAAGTATATGGGTGGTTGTGGGATAGCGTCTGTTTTTTGTAATGACATGGTAGCAGTGTACCAGTAATCATTAATTAGTAAATCTTTAAATTGCCCTGTACTTACAATTTTACTTCCGCTGTCCACTGCGAATAATTCCGTAACACCCACGTCTACATCAGACAACGTTACATATTCTCCAGGTCGTGTACTTTCTTTATATGAAACTCTAACCTTATTAATTTCACCGGACAATGTTTTTGTATCAACAATTCGTATTTTTGCAAAAGAAATATCGGATCCAGTTGACACCGTATCCAATTTACTATACACGAGTTGCATACTACCGGATACAGTAGTTGAGCCGAATGGTAAAAGTGTTGTGTTATACGCGCCACTGTTACTTAAAAATCCACCCAATAATAATGTGTTTTTATCCGTGTATATAAGTCGTCCATCTGATTCTGCACGGGTTGAGTTTAAAATTTTAGTAATTGGTAATTCTATAGTTGCATATTCATTGGATGGAGAAATCATTGCCGATCCAGTAATTATACCGTTACTGTAATCGGAGAAATATCGTGTGTTACCAGGTCCAGTCAATCGGATTTGGTATCCGTTAGGAAAAATATTAAAATATTTAGGAGTTAATTCCACATCCACGGGAACATATATTTTTTCCGTGAATGTTGCTGATTCTGGCGCTTTGTAAAATTTTTCTTCCACGACAATTGACGGTTCTTTTTCAAATCGTATAGGCGTTTTATTACGAACCAATGGAGAAATAATTATATCAGTTATCCAACGAACATTGTATTTATTTTTCCATATATCTGGAACTGGCGTACCATCAATGTAGGTGTCTGCACATCCCAATATCACTAATTTGCCTGGACCAATAGGTGTGTCGGAATATACTTCTGTTTGAATTAATCTGGAGTTACCTTCCGTAAAGTTCGTTACTGGAACACTGTATACTGTATTACCATTCACGTTTAATATTTCTACTAAAATACTAGTATTTGGTTTCAGTATACCTGCTCCTGCTAACAAAAATGCGTTACGACCACCATAAAAATAGCCATCAAATTGACTAATCTTAAAGTAGTCGGAACGTGGACCTTGATCCTCAATTAATACATCGTACTTATATAAATTTAACGGTTGTATCGACTTTCTAGTTCTTGCCATCCATTCTCTCTATTATACCGATATTTGCGAATACCCATCCTCCTTGCGGATTTCAATGAGGTGATCCACCATATCCCGGGCAGTATCCAAGTGACTTACTATAAGTATAAAGTCGAAATGGGTTTTAAGTAAATTAAACAGTGTTTGCATGGAATGCATGTGTTCTGCATCTAATACCCCAAATCCTTCATCAATAATTAACATGTTGGATTTTGGAAGGTTGCTGGCGTTCAAAAGTGCCACACGAATTGCCAAACTACTCACAAATCGTTCCATGCCAGAAGAATTTTCCAAAGGCCAGATTCTATCAAAATCATAGTTTAACTTACCATTGATATTCTTTCCGTCCACTTCCAACGACACCGTGAAGTCCACAATTTGTGAAAGAATCCCGTTAATTTCTGCTTCCATATTTGGAATGGCCTTACTCATCAATTCATACGGTACCCCATCACGACCTACTGCGAGCATGTAATGGTTGTATGCTTCATACGTGGTTTCCAATTCTTCGGCTTCCTTCAATTTATCCGTCAATTCCTTTTTCTTTGCGGTCAATACCGAACTATCGCCGTGCAACAACCGAAGTTCCCGATCCACGTGCTGAATGTGCCGTTTCACTTCATTAATCTTCGTTTGAATGTCTTTGAGTTCCACATCAACCTGCTGATTATACAAAATATTTTCTTCGTTCAGCTTGTAATTGTCAATGTCTGTTTGAATGCTGGTAATCTTGGACTGATGTTTTTCAATGGTCATACCCGCAGATTCCAGTTCCACCGTCAACCGTTGTTGGGTCTGATGTACTTTCTGGATGAGTGATTGAGCAGTAATTGCTTCATCATAGGTTTCCTTTTCCAACTTCAAGGGTTCCAGTTCCTCAATAATCTTGGTAATGGAGTCCTCTTGAATGAGACGCTTTGTATTGAGTTCGTCTAGTTCCGTATTGACTGTTGCTAGGTCATCCACGACGGACTTATTGTTTGCCACACAGACATCACAGTTAGGATTATACTTGTAGCCCGACAACTTATTCTTAAACTTGACTTTCTCTTCAATCTTGGTATTCACGACACGAAGAGCAGCGTTCCCCTTCACCAATAGGTCATTTAACTTATTGTAATTGGCAACCGACTCCTGCAACTTCTCCATATCGTATGCTTCAAAGTCGCTGGTAAATTGCGTATGTTCCTCCACTGCCTTTTCGTAATTGACCTTGGTATACTCGTAATTTTCTTGTGCTTTTTTGAGGAGCTGGTGTGTTTTCTTGAGAGCGCCTTCTAGGTCGTCCAAGTTCCCCGACACTTCTGGTACGGGACGCTTGGTTGATTGATGGGTACGGTATTCTTCTTCCAAATCTTCAAGGTTCCCTTCGTGGTTATCCTTTTGCAGTTCGTACCTATGAATACTCTGTTCAACTTTCTGTAACTTATTATGCGTTTCTGCAATCTGGTCAGTCACATCACTCTTCTTAAACCGTTTGAGGATGCCCGTGATTTCCTTTGCTTCATCGTGAGCGGCATCAAACAACTTATCAAAGATATTCAATCCCATAAACTGAATGAGCAGGTCTTTCCGCTCTGAATGGGACTTATCAATAAACAACGCATTACTGTTTTGACTACTCAGAGCGGTCATCACAAAGTCTTCATAGGTTCCCACATAACTCCGAATATTCGCATTGGTGTCACGACGATCTTCTCCATTGAGGTTGAGAATATCACCGTTGTCCAGTACCTTCCAGAATGAGGCATCAACCTTGACATCCCCATTCTTCTTACGAGTACCGACGCGCTTAATACCAAACACTTCGTTGTTAATTTCAAACGTCAATTCACAGACGAAATTATCTTTCCGATTGTTGATGATGTGGTCACCCTTGAAGGCACGAGGCGTCTTGTCGTACAGACAGAACATCAGTGCGTCCATAATTGAACTCTTTCCCGATGCGTTTGGAGCAAAGACCCCATACACACCTTTCATATTCGTAAAGTTTATTTCATTATCTTCTCCATACGAAAACATATTGGAGAATTTAAACTTCAATGGACGCCAGTGAATATTACGTGATTGATCGTCATTAATAATTTTATTGTTCAGATCTTTATTAATCTTTTCAATTGCCGTCAATACCTCGGGATCTAACGTAGTATAATTCCGATTCAACCACTGTGTAATCAACGTATTTTGTACATTTACTTGAGTTAAATCAAACGTATCGTGACCCGCACTCGCAATACGAGGAGTATTCTTATTAAACCGATTTTTGTTTACCGATAGTTCAATAATATTATGATTATTTCGGAGTGTGGTAATAATCTTCTTGACTTCCGTGTTGTCCAAATCTTCCGTAAACAGTCGCATACGGACGTTCTTTGGCATGTTAGCGGGGTATGTAATATGTGCATCATGTACTTCAAGTGTTACATACCCATAGTCGTTCTGTAACGGGACGAACTCAAACGAACGAGTTGGAATGTCCCATAAACACCATCCATGCCCATCCACCGACTCGCCGTGGTTCTGCTGAATTAACGATGAAGCATAGACGATAATTGGATTTTCTTGTTGAAGTACTTGATGCTTATGAATATCCCCTAACATCACCACATCGTATCCATTAAACGTTTCTACACTGACGTGGCGGGATGTAATGGTGTAATTTGCGTCCGTTGTAGATCCGTAGACAGGTCCGTGATATAAAGCAATTTTTGTCGTACTATCAATATCAACTACCGAAGGCCACTGATCTTGTTCGTCAAAAATGGAACACACAGCAAATGCAGTATCGGCAACATATACCACATCACTTCCCTTGACATAATGAAGATTGGGATGATTGAGATTATTAACAATCGGAGTAAGTGCATCCAACCGATTAGTATTTGCAAGATTACAATCGTGATTACCGGCAATCAAAATGGTAGGTGCAATATCAGCCATCTCATTCAAAAACTTTGACGTTACCTCAACCATTTCCGGCGACATATCCGTCTTGGCATGTACGATGTCACCCGCAAGTACGATTACAAAGTCTTGTAAATTTTTAGACCGAATGTCTGCGTATAAACGTTCAAAGGCAGCTTCATATTCCTCATGGCGACGGAACAACCGAATATGAATATCTGCCAGATGTGCGACGGCTTTTAATTTTTCAAACGGAACGTGTATTTTCATGCAATAGATAACCTCTGTTCAATAAACTGCTTAAAATTTGTTTCTCGTGCATTTTGAATGGATTCCCATGATTTTGTAAAGCCCATTTCGGATGCATCTTTTCCTTCGGTTAATACTAATTTGGTTTCAATATTATACTGTTTCAAATGTTGTTCTAATTGTATTGCATCTTGTCGAGCATCTATATCAAGAAAAACAATTACTTGTTTTACATTATGTTCTAAAAGAGCCCGTTCAAGATTCTTTGATAACGTCTTCCCCATAAGAGGAATAGCATTACGGCGGAGCGCAATTGCATCAAACATTCCCTCGCATAAAATTATTGGTTCGTTATAATCCACCATATTTTCAAAAATGATCACGTTTTTTGACACTGGTGGGTTTTTGTACTTCATTCCTTCGTCGTAAAAGAGTCGGGCGGTGAAGTAATTGAGGTGATTATTTCTATCATATGAAGGAAGTATGATTCTATGAGCATACGAACCTTCAGTGCAATACCCGATACGATACCGTAAGATGTCATCTGTTGTAATTCCTCTATTCTTGAGATAGGTGATAGCATGATAATACTGATAATTCTTTTCTGGTTTCCACAACGGTTTGTACTCTGGTGGGAGTCTAAGAACTGTTTCAGAGGTTGTTGCTTTAAATTGTTTTAGCTCTGCGTCTCCCAATACTTCTTTAAACTTATTTAATAAATCCTTTGATACTTGAAGTTTTTTTACTAACCAAATAATATGTCCACCCTTGCTTCCACAAATCCAACATTTCCATTTGTTGGTGGCAATATTGATTGATAATTTCTTTTTATGATGATGGCAGAAAGGACACGAGAAAAGATATTCGTCTCGTTGTTGTTGATATGGACCTAAAATTTCTTGTAGTAAGGATAGAATCGTCATAGATACAATCTAACGGATTGTCTATGGATTGTCAACCTTTCGTAATTTGTTTATTAGTTCAAAAAAATGGTCAGCGTCGATTGCAACGTAAGTCTTGGAATGATTACGTTTGAAAAATAGGACAGGTTGTGTACCATCTTTTATATTCGTTTCTGCTTGTTTAAGGGCTTCCCATATATTCAATTTTTCTTGGTTCTTACACTCAATAGAATACGGGAACACTTTCCGTGCTGCTGGTGACAACTGAATGTCTACACCAGCTCCTCCCATTTGCGTAGATACCACGTCATCTGGATGGAGTTGCGGAAAGTGTTCCTGTATTAGATCACGAACATTATTTTGTAATTTACGCCCCTTTGCTTTTGCGCTTCGTGGCTTCATATAACCTCTTTAGTGTTTGTATTATCCGTTGATCCCACCAGGAGCAGGACCAGCAGGTGAAGAAGTAATTCTAGTTTTTGCAGTTGGTAACTTACCTGCAAAAGAATTGGCTTCGGTACGCCAATCATATTGGTTAATCTCTCTATTTCCATTACGTACATCATTTAATTTTTTGTACCTATCAATTAAATACGTATCGGCTTTGTCTATCCCTTTTGTTAACCAACGACTTAAAGGATATGATTTATCGTTTGTAGTAGCAGGTGCCTTACTACCGCCACCATATTTAAAATCACCTTCCGCATTTCGTTTAAATTCTGTTTGTACTTGATCGGGGGCGGGTGGTCTTCCTGTAAACCCTTCACCATTCATTAAGTTTACTCCATCAATTGCACCCGCATCTGCTGCTTGCATAGCACGAACTTTGCCGACATATGTTGTTGCTGCTGCTTGATTGTATCTTTCTTCTAGGGTCATACGATTCTCCAAAATTAGGTATCAAACCTAATAATAAATATCTGGTTAATATCAAAAGAACGTTGAATCGGTTGTACTAATTTGGCAACTGCTAATAGTTCATACTGTTCGTTATACAATCCAACCGTGGTAATATACGGGTTAACTACACCCGCTCCCATTAAATTATACATATTCCACGTATCTGGACTACTTGCAGACGACCTAATATTTAAGTCATTCCATGACTGCGTTACACTACCGGTGGTTGCCGTATATGTGGAAAATATTGAAGGATTGAATGGTGAAAAATTAAATTCAGAACGATCTATTTTTATGTTTACTTCGTGGCGATGATATTTAACGTCACTACTATAATCTACATAAAGTTCCGAATCTTGTACTAATTTTAATCCCCCGCTAGACATTGCCGTCACTACAGATCCAGTGTCCATTTTTACAACTGCTATCCCTGAATCATAAAATACATTACCGACGTACGTACCCACGCCCGACTGACTAATATATAAATTACCCACTTCGTCGTCTACAATAGTTTTATTGGCAATTTCAGTGGATATTTCAAATGTTCCTGGCTTTATACGATTGCCATAGAAGTCTTGCCCAACACTTATTACGTAAAAATCGTTGGGTAATCCAGCTAAACTAGACGTTTGTAATACGGATCCACTATAAAAATACCGACCATTATAAAATACGTGTTTAATTGATCTATATAAAATATATTCGTATGTTCCAGAATCAGTATTTAGTTTAGGATTATTCGTATAATAATAATTTGTGTAATCATTACTTGCCCGCTGTACCATTACTGCTCCTACCAAATCGGCGGGGGAAGTTACTTGAACACCGTTTGAAGAAGAAACTAACTCCCACGACATAGGCGCAGATGTATACATTTCTTCTACGTTGTAATCTTTTGCGTCAAGTGTACCAAATGTTTTCATGTGTGTAGTACGGATTGAAGTATATCAATAATTAGTTTTTTGTCAGTATTTAGTTGACTTTCCCATAAACGAATTATAGTATATCCACGTTCTTGAGCAACACTATCTTTCAGAATATCCGTTTCTTTGGTGACTTCTACGCCATGCCAATATTTTGATACTCCTGGTCCGCCATGCCAATAATCCCCATCAACCTCAATGATAATATTATGATCTGGTAGGTAGAAGTCGTACGAAAAAGTGCGGTCACCCGTGTTAATAAAAAATTGTGATTTATAAGTAATATGCAATTCTTCTAAAATTTCTTTGAGTTGCTGTTCCGGTCTAGTCATGGAACGTTTATCAAAAATTTTTCTCAATGCTTCTTCGGTGTGCGCTTTTCCGAACATGGGATTGTTGTGACCTTTTGCAACACCACGTTCTATTCGTGTTTTTGAAATTTTTTCACGAACTTCCGTTCGTTTGGCTGGATTGTTTGTTCCCATTATTTTTGGGTTACCTGTGTTGCGTTTACTTATGGATTGGCCCATTTGTCGTAAACTTTCGTTGGTTTCTTTAGTTAAATTTTTATTCCACGGTTCTCGTCCACTATAAGTTTCTTTGTATAATACGCCCATGCACTTTCTTGAACAAGTTGTACCTTTGGTAATTTTTTTACATACGGAACATTGTATCCAACCAAGCGCAGAAAAATCGGATAGATATTGATCTAAATATACGGTAAATTCTAACGTATGTACATTTTTCACATGTATAGACATCCCTTTCGGATTTATTGATAAATTACATAGTCTACAAGTTATATCAGAATCGGTTTGTTTACGTAATTTTGCTCTTTTTTCTCGTGCTTTTAGTTTATAACGTTCTTTTTGCTCAGGTGTAGTCATAGTAATGTCCCCTATTTATACGTTCTATATATAAATAGGGGACATTATTTCCAAACGTTCACTTATTATTTACTCTCCGTCAAAAATCTAATCTTACCCTCAACAAAACTTCCTCATCGAAGCTCTTCCGCACCGGCTTACTCAACTTTGCAACGGCGAGTAATTCGTTCTGACTATTATACAATCCCACTGTAGTGACGTATACTCGCGGATCATTACGGAAATCTGGATTGGTTAGTACTCCCGTATCTGGATTATAGAACGTGGGGTTGTTTGAATAATTGAATTCCTTATTTCTAAGACGTACAAAATAGTGTGTAGAAGAAATGGTTTCTGCCGAACGTGCTTTAAATGCAGAACCCGAAGGAGTACCTGTTGCTGCAGTGGCGCCTTTTATTGAATTAAATAGTGCTGTATGGTTATACGCAGATTTTTTAGTACCCCAAACGACCGCAGAGTGTGTTACAGGTGCATATACTGCCGTTACGCTAGTTGTGCCGGTATTAAAATCAGTACTTGAATAAAATGGTGTTGTAACCGTAATATTCGCTGAACCGCTACCCTCGTTTGATGACCCCGTTGCTACAAATCCAACCGTAGGACCAATTGCATTTGGGTTTAATACAATAATACCGAGATCGGGATATATCAATCCGTATCCACCACCGTTGGTAGAACCAGAACTATGTACTACTGAACCCGTTAATATGTCCAGTGCTCCAGACACAACATTAAACACACGACCGGCCTTACTGTTTGCTGTCAATGCACCTAATGTTTGACCACTATCATCGATGAATGTACTAATACCCTTTGTTCCTGACAATGGGAGTTCCCAGTTACCAGGATCCAGTTGCTCTCTTATTCTAGAACGTTGAAAATTAATTACAAAAATGTGGTCAGATTCTACATTGTTAAATGTAAATTTTGTATCCGATGGGTCCAATAATAAATTTCTATATTGACTATAAATTGCCTGCGTTGACAATGTGGACAGATCATTATCGTCTAACGTCGGCGAACCACCGCCATTTATGTGACCATAGGTTACAGAAAATTGTACTTCCGCAGTTGGGTCGGTATCAGGACGTTTATCAAATACGTCTAAATAATATTCACCGCTAATCGGTACTTGTTGACCAGCCGCCGTACCTAGCCATAGGGTTGATGCTAACGATCCTGTATCTCCAGACCATAATCCTGTTGTGACTACTGTAGGATTTGCTGATACTAGATCGTCGTCTGTAAATTGATTATAAATACTCATAATATATTCTTCCTATGTATTAAATTATGGTGGCTGGATTGATTGTTACCGGAATCGTTACCGATGCACCAGTTTGATTTCCAACAATTACCAATTGTGTCTGTGTTACTGAATTTACATCTCTCGGTGAAATCGTAAAAATCGTACCACGAACGACAATTGCGTTTTGTGATACCGAGTCTCCCAAGAATGTTGGCACGGTAGCAGTTCCCGGTAGTCCATTACTTGTTAAAATTGCCGCTTCACGATCATATAAAATTGCTGTATAGCCGAATGGAAGCGCATTTAGTCCTTGACTTGTTGTTGGAGTAATAGTAGTTACTGGATTTTGTGTATTGCTGAATGTTAGTTGTATTGAAGAAATGCCTGTTTGGATGGTCGGAATCAGGTTGGTTCCTCTCGTCAATGTTACTAGTTTATACCGAAGATTTTGTGTTTCGTCGGTAGATGCTTCTACGATTGGCATGTTTTCAATTGCTGAACCGTAATATTCTGTTCCCAATGGATGTGCTGGATCGTATAGTCCATAATCAATTTCGTCGTCTGCGACCGCAAATTGGGTGATGTTAAACGCGGAACGTCCTCGCGCCAGCAATTCTCGTCCCTTTTTTGTCAAAATTGCGTCAACGGTGACCGTTGCCTTATTTAAATATCCCATAAAATTTTACTCCAAATAGAAGAGGTCTAATATAAATATATAGTTTACTACGTTTTATTACGTTGCGTCTAATATTCCGCCACCGCCGGTGATAATTTCTTCGTTTACTATTGATGGTGCTACTCGTAGATCTACGCCTTCGCTCAAGAAAATTTGTATTGGTTCTTGTCCGTCAATAGTCGTACTTTTCGTATTTTTACACCCAACATAATTACTACGTTTTGTAGCAGTAGAATTACTTCTAAAGAATTTATAATGTTTCGGTAAGTAACCGGAAGGAATTCTTGGATTAATTTCTAATGCAAAATATAACAACGTCATTGTTATTCCCAACTTTGATACGGGGTTTAAATTATTTATAGTATAAAATAGTTTACCCGCAGTAGGTGTTGAACCTGCCACTAAATTGATCACGGGATTAATTAACGTTGCAACATTTGCTACATTAATTGTAGTATCTAAAAGAACGCCATGTGACCCCGTAGGTTTGGTTTCTGCCGATCTTAATATATCCGCATCACGATCCGTAGAAGTTCTGTATAGTCGTACCCGAATATTATCCACATTTAATTGCATTGCCAATAACGTGGCAATATTTTGTACTAAGATTTCACCAGTTACATATGATCCTGCACCAACTGCAGTTAATGGATAAATATCAACATATCTATCTGGAATATCAATTCTAGTCTCTACAGGCGCCGTTGTTGTTCTAAAATTATTATCGTCTGGATTTGGTGTTTTAAACACATCAAATATTACTCGTTTAGTAATACGTTTTACACTTGGAGTAAATCTTATGATTTCCCAGTTCTCTTTATCCAACGACGGGGGTAAATATGAAGGAACACTTCCTGTATAAAATGCGGTATTATTTGTAGGTGCTCTGTATGCTGGTCGTGTTTTGAAAGCATAGTATAGATTGTTACCTGCACGAGCAGATTTAACTATAGAAGTTCCCAGCGTATTATTATCATTACTTGTTACTTGTTGGTAGACTACATCATATATATTATATTTTTCTTCATACGACCACGTAGTTGCCCCTATAAATGTTTGATTTGTCACATCCCAGGATGCATTTAATGGTTTTTGATATGCAGGTGTTTTGAATAATTCTTCAAAATAATAAACGCCAGTAGAATTATTGAAATATGTATATACTCCAGAATCAGTAAAATCTGCGGAGGGTGGTATGTCATACAATGCGGGAATGTACATGCTTGTAAGTCCACCATCTCTATTATTATTTATTTCTGTCTCAAATAATTTTCTACTATATAGTCTATTATACGGTTCCGCTCCTTCATTTCCTAGATTAGTATCATCGTATTTTATTTTATTTAAATTGTCCACATATGTTTCTGCACTTGATTGTTTTGCAGGCAATGGTGATCCCGTGCCATACTGTTCAATTTGCCAGAATTGTTTAGAGTTCCACTGTTCATGTTTTATATTGTACGTAGTCACGTTTGAGGCAACTTCATAATTCGGAACTAGTTGTGCGGTAACAGTGGAATAACTTCCAGTTGATTCTATAATAGGAACTAGCTCGGTTACCCAAGTTTGATAACTTGCACTGGATTCCATTCTTATTGGAAGCGCCGTTTTATAGTAATCAAAACTACCGGTATTATCACTTACAATTTTTAACTCGCCCTTTGCCGGCAGATACTGTGCGTCTGGTACTGGTTTGTTTGGGTCTAATATTCCCGACAGTCTTTCATTTTTACCTTCTAGTGAAGTATCTACCACCAATGATCCAGATTTATTAAGGTATCCACCTCCAATTTCTATAAATCCGATATCTTGAATATTTGAATTTATTGAATTTAAATTACCCAGTGCATCAGCATCATTGGTCGCCTCCACGGTCTGAGATAGATTAAATGTAGCGCCATAGTCTGCTCTACTTTGCGTAAGAGAGGCCGCGGCGTTCAATGTACGTCTAGTATCTTTTCCATAAACTTTGATATTTTTCAAAGGTGGAATTTTTACTTGTTCAAGAATATTTTGTTCTATTGTTATTCCACTTAGTATAGTTGCCTTTGATGGAATAAAATAATCAATAGATTGATTCAAAATAGATCCAAACTCGGAAAGAATTCTGATAAATTTATTTGGATCCACACTCACATAATAATATTGTTGATAATGTTGCTTTAATGTCTGTAATGATTTTTCGAATGTAGTGTACAACGTGGTTGGAGAACCCAATACTGCATTAATATTTTCCAATCCAAAATTACGAATAATATTTTGATTTACTATTTCCGTTGGGGACGCAGTTAGTATAATCTTATTACGTCCACGTTGTAGTTTTTTCTGTTCAGGTTTAACTATACTTTTTGTTCTGTATAATCTGTTTCCCTGTGATGCGTCTATAAACACCGGTGGTGGCGCTACTTTAATTTTACTTGTCAATATACCCGATGATCCTACGTTCATCATTTCCTGTCTAACCGTACGATTATACCGTGAAAAATCCGATTCGGATATGTTATATGTGAGAACCGTATCTATGTTATTTAAAGTTTTATCTTTGTATGGACTTTCGTTTACAAGGGATGAAGATGCTACAAGTAGATCAGAATTTAACTTGTTAAACGAAAGTTGTATCAACAATTTATCTGACGCAGCATCGTACGTATCACCTGCATTTGATCCTGGGTCAAACGCTGTGTTCAAAATAGTTTCATCGGACAATGCGTCACTCCATAACCGCATTTCGTCTAATGTACCATCAAAATTACCAACGCTGATTGATGTACCTCCTCCAAAATACAGAATAGAAGTAGTATTCCATAAAGAAGCAAATGCACTGTTCTCCGACATTGCCGATGTATGTAGTATGTCTTCTCCTTCTACTTGCGTTACATACAAACTTGCATATCCAGCATTTACTTTAATTGCTACATTAAGTAATTCATCTCCGAAGATTTCTTGATAACTACTACTTAAAATTGGTATATGAGCACTACCGGATGCTAATTCAAATCGTCCCAACGTTTTATTTGATGGATGCGGAACGACATTTAATGCCCATTTATTATCACCCACTAGAACAGTCATTTGTTTACTTTTTGCAACACTACAATTAAACTGTAATGTTTTAGAACCTAGATAGAACGGTAAAATAACGTAGGCTATTTTAGTTTCGTCAAAATCCAATCCTTGCGTAAATTCATCAAACACATAATATGAACTAGTTACAGGAGCTCCTATCTCTTTAACATCAAAAATTTGTGGTGTTATTCCAAATGATTTTATGAATGTTTGTAATGCAGTTTTTGTTCCTTTCGCCTTGGTAAAAAATGGTAAGTTGTGTAACAGTCGTTTGTAAATTTCTGCCACCAAATCTCTACGAGGAGTTTGATCATTTGTTCCCAAAATATTATTTGTCAGATCAAATGTAGAATACAACGTAGGCAATTTAAATCCAACGGATTCTACAATTTCATTAATTAAATCTTTTGATAATTCCGTGTTTGGATTTAAATTACGACTCCACACATCTGACATGTGGTCAATATATGGTTTAATGAGATCAAAAAAGTGTCCGACCATTGACACAAAGGTAATGTATGCAGAATTACTATCATCTTCACGTATGTGCGTTGGTATAGTATTGATTAAATTGTTTTCATTAAACTCATCAAATCTTTGGGCAATTAAACTCTGTGTAGAATACCAGTTTACCGCCTCTGTACTGTAAACTGAGTGTATACTTCCTGATACCGTCTTGGGCCAGTATCCAATATTATTATACTCTGTGCCCGTGTCCGCATATACAAAAGAAGCACTATATGCACTATTAGAACCGGATGGTGTGAAATACAAATACTGTTCGTATCTATCAAACGATCTTATTACATTTTCTTTTTCCTTTGCGTATTCTGCCGTTTTTTCTTGAACGAAATTATATCCGACAGATGCGGTAAGATTTGTATACGTTGATGATGATAAAAATTGTAATCTATTTTTATCTATACTTTCTAACTTTATTATTTTTTCTCTGAACGCCGCTAATCGCATTGCAGCAGATCCATAAAATATAAAATTACTATAATTAGTAAAGTCTATGTTTAATTCAGATGAATTAAAATCGTATGAGTACCACTGTCTAAATATTTCGTCTTCAAACGTTTTGTTTTTATAAACGTCGTCAGATCCCACCGATCCTGTTTTTAGTGCGAGACGATTTAATGTAACGTTTCGCACCGTTTTTCCTAATTCCACGTCAGTGTTTACTGCTGTATTTTTTGGACGAAGGTATGGTGTGGTATCAATAGGAGGAGCAAATCTTACTCTAACTTTATCAATAGTACTCTTTGCAACTTCTCTGGATAAAAATACGGGCGTTGTAGGTGCTATATCAGAGGGAACAGGTTGTAGTAATTTTAACTGAATTGTTCTTAGTCCCGCTATATCCAACGGACCATATCTATAATTTAAAACCACAGATTGACGATCTTCGCCGTAATTTAATAGTGTTTTTAGAGTACGATCTTCGTCAACGTATGTATTTAATGCGGTGTTTAAGAAATCAAATGCAGTTACTATTAATGGCTCGGATATATTAACTTCAATTGGTACGGTGTTAATGGTAAAGTTATAATTAACATCCAGTATTTGTTCTACTGTAGGTGTTGGAGTTATTTGTACATTAATAGGAGCACGCAATCCTACGGGTTTTTGTATCGGTACAATTTGAACTTTTATCGGAAATGTAATTTTTAAATTTATCTTTTCTGACATTGTTTATTTTACGGTTATATTTTGTGGGAACGTGCTTTCTGCCAAAGAAGATTGATTTATTTTTTTGAGCGTTAATCCGTTTGTCGTAACATTTTTGATAGTGATATTAATCAACGTATTAAGTGGTGTATTTAAAATTACACTGTTCAATATTTTTTTATTAACTTCAATCTTAAATGATTCAATTTTTTCTGGTTCTAAGGAAAACTCTACTCTATCTATTCCGTCTATATATCTATTAAATTCGTCGTATATAACAAATACGTCTTTGTTAAACGTTATAGTTCCAGTCAATGTTACATTATCCGTCAAATTTTTTATTTCTAACGTTGTAACATAAGAATTTTCTGCACCAATAAAATATGTTATTTCGGTTGGAGTTTTTAACGGTTGTAAATTATACGAAATCATTTGACTTATGAAGTCCACTTGCGTTATGCCATTCGGTAACGTAAACGGTTCATATGAAGTTAAGTAGGGAACATCACCCGTAACATAATTTCGTATTGGCATGTTATAATTCAGTTATATCAACGTCAAGTGATAGATTACTAGATCCATCACCAAGTTGT